TTGGTTGGTAAAAATCTGCCAATGGGTTGAAAGCAAGAAGAAGCGTAAGATCAAGATTCGTATTGACAACTACGACACATGGAGTATGGACAGTACTCTTGTGCCTATCATTCTTCCGATGCTTAAGCAACTCAAAGCGACTAAGCATGGTTCTACAATGGTCGATCTTGAGGACGTTCCTGTAGAATTGCGTGGAACATCAACAGAAGATTATGACAATCAACTCACCTTTGATTTCTATAAGTCTGATACCGATTTATCGCCCAATATACATGATCGTTGGAATTGGGTGATGGACGAAATGATTTGGGCGTTCGAGCAGCTCAATGCTGATGATAATGACCGGCAGTTTCATTCTGGTGTGGATGACACGTTGTGGCAGGCACTAGACGAGGATAAAAATCCTATTGGTGTACCAGAACTAATGGAATCTAGAACGAAGCATGAAGGTGCGGCTTACTATCAATTGGTGAAAGGACCGAACGATACGAGTCACTTTGATGTTGAAGGATTCAATAAACATCATGATCGTATTCGGCGTGGTACTATGTTGTTTGGTAAGTATTTCAAGGGACTCTGGGACTAATGTTCTCGGTCATCCATTACATTTCAGCCAATAAAAGGTTGAAAGAGTTTGAAAAAACTGTTCGTATGCTAGGCGGCGAATCGGAATGTCCGCCTATGATACTCGCGCAACGAGATATGTGTCGTTTTGAAAAAGAATACTATCACGAAGAAGTGATAACGTGGTGTATACGTAGTCTTTTCGTTATTACAATTTTTCTTCTCGTCGGCATACTATATAAGATGTATGAGGCTTTTCATGTTAAATAATTTTTATGCTTGGGTGGGCAAACACTCAATTAATTTGTTTCTGCTGGCGCTCTGCGTTGTCGGAGGCACAATGATTATGAATTTGGTCGATGTGGTAAGAAAACCTCCTGACTCTAAACAGTTCAAAGGTGGAATTCAGAATCATGTCGTCTGGTCGATCAAAGGTGAATGTTACTTTGTAAGGCCTTATGGTGATGATACTGTTTATTTGGTCAGAGTAGAGGATTGTGATAAGAAATGATTAAGCCGACAAAAGATTATAAGATGAGTAAGGGCGCGAAGATAATGCTTTCGCAGATTTCAGATCCACATGAGCGTAGGATTGCTAAGCAATTAGTGGTAGAATCTGAATTGCATGAAAAGGTTGCTCGTCATAATAAGATGAAGAATGTGAATGTTTCCAACGATCAAGGAGATGAATAATGAGTTTGTTTATTGAGGTAAATTCGGTTGAAAAGAGATGTCCAGTTATTATCAATCTAGACCATGTTGCAGAAATTGCTCCATTGGTAAAAGGTGGTTGTGCTATCTTTTTCTCTGATTCTGCCGGTTCAGGATCAAAGTCCACTCTAACCGTATCAGAAGGTTATGAGTTGTTCAAACAGCTCGTCATGCAGATGGTTACGGCTGAAGATATTGCCAAGAAGGTAGAACGTCTCAAGGTTGCAAATAAGAAGTCAGAACCCGCAGCCTAAAGAACAATAAATAAGCAGGTAATCTTACTACAGGATTCCCAATAATGCTTATTCTAGTAATCGACCAAGCTGGTTTAACACTTGACTGGTGCCTACGGTGTATTGCCGCTGGGCACACAGTCAAAATGTATACAGAAGATCCAAAGGCCAAACCAATTGGTGAAGGCCTTGTGGACAAAATCGATAACTGGAAAAAATACGTTGATGCGGCTGATCTGATTTTTGTTGCCGACAACATGAAGTACATGGATGAGATGCAAGTTCTCATCGACAAAGGATATCCAGTATTCGGACCTGGTAAAAAGGCTGCCCGACTGGAACTTGACCGTATGTATGGGCAAAATTCCATTAAAGAATATGGTGGCCCAATTATACCATCGGTAGAATTCTCCAACTATGATGCTGCCATTAAGTACATCAAAGAGAACCCAAAACGGTACGTCTGTAAACCGTGTGGAGAAGAGGAGGACAAGACTCTCTCCTACGTAGGCAAGGACGAGGCCGATCTAATAGGCTTTCTCTCCAAGCGTAAGGAGAAGGGAAAGAAGGCGTCCAAGTTCATTCTACAAGAGTTCAAGGCAGGCATGGAATTCTCATGTACTGGTATCTTTGGACCGGCTGGATTCATGCCGTTCTGGTTGGAATGTTTCGAATTCAAGAAGCATATGAACAATGATCTAGGTGTCAATACTGGTGAAATGGGTACAGTTACCAGATACGTCAAAGAGTCAAAGATTGCCGATATCATATTGAAGCCTGCGGCCGATTTACTCCACAAACTGAAATATGTTGGTATTGTAGATATCAACTGTATTGTGGACGAAAAGGACGGAACACCATGGCCAATGGAATGGACGGTTCGACCTGGTTACCCATGTTGGAACATTCAGCAACCATTGCACAAAGGCGATCCAGCCGAATGGATGGTTGATTGCATTAACGGTAAGAATACACTAGAAGTTGAATTCAAGACCTGTATCGGTGTCGTGATGGCAAATTCGGATTTTCCATTCATGAAGAAAGAATTGGAAGAATACCTAGACTTTCCAATTCTGACCGACGATCTTACCGACTCAGAGCTTGACAACGTACACCCCTGTGAGTTAAAATTAACCAAAGCGGTCAAAATGGTTGACGGTGAACTAGTGGAAGATATGCCTGAATGGGGTACTGCTGGCACATATATTCTAGTATGTACAGGTATTGGCGATTCAGTAATGGAAGCCAAAGACAACGCATACAAAATTGTCAAGAAGATCAAACTAGGTAATGATCCACATTATCGTACAGATATCGGTGATCGCACAGAGAAGGCTTTGGTCAAACTGAAGAAATTCGGATTTGCTACAGGCTGGAGTTTTGGTAAAAAGCAATAGAGTGAATTTTTTGTTATGAATATTTTTTATCTTGACCAGAATCCGGTCAAGTGTGCTGAGTATATGGTCGACAAGCACGTTGTGAAGATGATTCTAGAATATTGTCAACTGCTCTCGACTGCACACCGTGTTATCGATGGTACACAGACGGTACAAAAATCCAAAACAGGTCGGAATGTTAAACGTTGGATTCTAAATGATGACCGTGAGCCAGTATTATACTCGGCTACACACAACAATCACCCGTCTGCTATCTGGGTTCGCCAGTCAAAAGAAAATTATGGTTATCTAGTTTCTCTCTTGCGTGAATGTATGAGAGAATATACTTATCGTTACGGCAAAAAACATAAGTGCGAAGAAATCTATTTGCACTTGATCGATGCGCCGATGAATATTCCAATTGCACCGTTTACTGAACCTACTCCCGCAATGCCAGACTCATGTAAAGTTCCTGGTGATTCTGTTGCGTCATATCGTAACTATTACAGAACGAACAAAGAACATCTCTGGTCGTGGAAAGGCAAAATTGCAGGACGAGATGTTCCCGATTGGTTAATCAAGTAATGTAAAAGGTCGTTACATTTGCTGTGCTTATAGGTAGTGAGGCAGCTATGTTGGCCAATGTCGATGTGGACGCACTATTCGTACCATATGTAGTCCATTGATAAACGGTCATATTATTTGTGCTGTTGTATAGACCTCCTACATTCCCAGCACTTACATTTCCAAAATTCTGATAACCGCCACCACTATTAGCATAAACTTGATTTCCAACAGCATACGTATTTGCATTTATTCTCAAAGAGTGTACATTTGTAGCGGCCGTATTTCCAAGAGTAAAGACATAATAAGCTGTTGTTGATAATCCTGAAGAAGAAAGTGTGTATTGTGCCACACCCGCAACCGGAAGTTGATTAGGTCCTTGAGGACTATTCGGCTCATATAATCCGACCGTATTACCTGTAACAAAAGTATTTCCCGTATAAGAGGTTACCGATCCGGTGCCGAGACTCGGAAAGGCGCCACCATAAGATGTAAAGATCATAGATTTTACAGTTACAGCATTTGCACCCCAACCCCACCATTGCTGGGAAACACCGGGAACTGAGTACGCAGCTAAAAGTGAAATCTGGCTTCTCCAAGTTCCTGTATAAATTGTTTTTGATCCAAATGACGAGAAAGAAATTTGTCCTGTTGGTATTCCTGCCATTGCTCGGACAAGAGGATCATTCAAAGAAATCTGAGCAGTTTTTGATGCATATGCTGTGGGAGAATACGCTGAACCACCAATAGTTGTTATGGAGTTCGAAGCATATAATGCCGCATCATTTATAGAGTTGTCTGTACCCGCCGCGGCCGTATTTGCACCAGAACTTGATGTTGCCGTAGCAGCGGCAGTGAATGTCAATAAATTATCTAATGCCATTATTATTACCTTTGGTTCTGAAAGATTTCTGTTGCCACGGACAAAATGTCGTGTTATGATTCAATACTATATATTTATCTTTGCAATGGAATGACCACACAATGTTCACATACTGCCCACCTGTACAACTAGAAGATCTGAAGTCCCAGACATTTCCTGATGGTAAAAGGTATTATACTTTACCTGATGGTACTGTATTGCCTTCAGTTACCACCGTTATTGGTGCCAAGAAGAAAGATTCAATACAGAAGTGGCGACAGAGGGTGGGTGAGGAAGAGGCCAATAAAGTCAGCAGGAAGGCGTCCAATCGTGGCACAAAGGTGCACCAGATATGCGAAGATTATCTGAACAATGAACAGAACTACATCAAGGACAAGATGCCTGATGTTGTCGAGATGTTCTATTCAATCAAACCTTTAGTCGATAGAATCGATAATATTTGGTATCAAGAACAATCCCTATACTCAAAACAGATTGAGATGGCAGGTCGTTGTGACGTAGTAGCCGAATTTGATGGTAAACTATCCATCATCGATTTCAAAACTTCTTCTAGATTAAAACGCAAAGCAGACATTGACGATTATTTTGCCCAATGTACCGCATATGCCATGATGATTGAGGAAATGATAGGTACACCAGTCGACCAAATTGTAATTATCATGGCAGTCGATGGTCAAGAACCACAGTTATTCGTGGAACAAACACATAGATACCTAGACACGCTTGCCGAATATATACAGTACTACAAGAATTTGGTATAAATAATTTTATCGATTGACAAATTGGATTTATCAATGTATAATATAGAAAAATTTATATCTGCGTTCATTTTAGCCGCGGTGTTGTACGTGGTATACAGAGTAACTCGTTATAAGTAATGGCAATCAAACATCTTCAAGAAGTCAATAAAGGTTATTTTGAACATTTATGGTTCGCTTGGAAAATTGCAATTGTATTGATTATACACGGATTGATTCCGATGATCTTGGTTGATTACGCATCAAAGAGGTTATCGAAAAAGTAATGGTAGTAAACTCATAGCTAAAGGTGTTTCGGACGCGGGTGCGATTCCCGCCATCTCCACCAAATTACGGGAACTGGAAACTTGTAATCTCCAGTTTTAAATGTAGAGATTTCTCTCGCCCATATGGGGATGACCAGTTTCGACGGGGCAAATAATAACCTAAGGGCTACC